CTAAAACTAAACCCAAAAAGACTAAGAAGGAGGAGCCAGAGGTTAAAATTAACCCGCCAACTGATGGAATGCGGGGAAAGCTACTCGACCATCACGCTGATGTCGTCGAGTTGGAAGATGGCGAAGAGTTCGCCACGATCAACGGCGATAGTGATGCATTCGATGTCGTCGAGAAGGTCTTCACGACCTTCATGCCGTCCCTTGGTGACCGGTTGGGTGCCAACCCAGAAGAGGGATTCTCTGGCGAACCCGTCTACGACACCAACGAAGAATGCGTGAAAGCTGTCGAGCGGTTTTATAAGCACAACAAGGTCGCCATAGGGTTGGTCGCAGAGAACGCCCCGGAAATTCACAAAAGAATTATGGGGTACTTCAAGGCAGCGAAGAAGGCCGCACAGGGCGGCGAGGTCTACTCACATGAAGGAGAAGAGTAATGTCTAGGTCTAATTTTGGCGGCGGAAACATCTTCCGTAACCAGCGAAAAATCGACTCGATGTCGATTAACATAAACCACGCTGACAATCACAACGAAAGGCAGCCTGATATCAGTGGTGACATCGAAATCACTAAAGATGCCGCACGCTACCTCGTTGAGGCCTTTAAAAACAAAGAGACGATGATGTCCAAAAGAAGGCAGACTGACGGGCAACAGGTCGCCAAACTTGAGATTGCTGGAAAGGTGTGGCAGGGAAAGAGCGGCCAGTATCTTTCGGTCTGGTTGCAGGAGCCTTACAAAAAACCTGCGCCTCAGGTGGAGGAGCAAGACGATCTCGACGACGAGATTCCGTTCTAAGAAGTGGTTAGCCTCGGTGAGGGAGAACCCGTGCCTTGTGTGCGGGTCTCCTTACACTGTCGCGCACCATGTGACTTTCACTGCCCCCGCCGCGATGTCTCTCAAAGTACCGGATGACATGACGGTTCCGCTGTGCGACATGCACCACAAGGAACTCCATGCTCACGGTAACGAACTCAGGTGGTGGGCGTTGCAAGGAGTTGATCCAGAAAAATGGATAGCGAAATTCAAGAGAGAAGCTACGGGTTCGAGTCGATAAAGACCGCGCTTCGACAGACCAAGGATGGCATAGCCATAACGCTTGTTGTCCACCCAAATGATGTTCCCGCTGATCTGATGTCTGATCCTATTGGATCGCGGTACATGGTAGGTATGGCGCGGCTGGACGATGACAACACAATCATCACGCCGCCCAGTGTGCGAGAGGCCAACAAGATCGTCAATCAAGCCGGTATACTTTGCCGGGAGGATTCATTCCAAGATTGGCTATTTGATCAAGGTTTGATTTTTGAGAAGAACGAAGAGGCGGCGGCAATTGCTGTGCGCCAGTATTGCAACATTCACAGTCGCATAGAGCTTGCATCGAACAAAGAAGCGCAGGGGCTGTGGACCGACTTACTCGGTGAATTTGAAAGCAGAGGCAACCATGCATGAGAAGAAAATGGATGTGCTCGAAGGCGCAATTCAAAACGTGTGCGGCGAAAGACATGAAGACTACGGAGATGCTTTCGTTAATCACACTAGAATTGCCAATCTTTGGAACGCATGGATTGCAGGCAGGGAATGGTCAGGCAGCCCGTTAACTGCCTACGATGTCGCCATGATGATGGGGTTGGTAAAGGTTGCGCGGTGCATGAATAAACCCAAGCTGGATTCCCACATCGACATTGCTGGTTACGCAGCAGTAGCGGAGGATATCTACGAGAAGATCATGGAGGTTGACAATGGCCGGGCAGCAGAACCGTCCGCGTCGAATGGCGGAACCCAGTAGAACGTGGAACATCATGTTTCCCTTTCGTCTTATCGACCAGATCAGGGACATTGCGTCTAAAGAAAATAAGACGGCAGCTTCTGTTGTGAGGGAAGCGGCGGAGCGTTATGTCGAGGAAACAGAGAGTAAAAAAAGATGAATGTCCATTGGCTTTGCACAGAACTTAAAGTTCTACGGAAACAAGCACGATTGTCGAGAGTGGCCCTTGCGTCTCTTACGAAAACGGGCGCTAACACGATTGGAAACTTCGAGAAAGGGAAAGCAAACGTAGCTTTCTTCACTGTTGAGAAATGGTTCAAAGAACTGGGCTACGAGATAGACATTCACAAAATCAAGAAAAGAAAGAGGCCAAAAAAAGGGGAAGGCGCTGACTAGACGCCTTCCCCCCGACTAGAGGTGACACACGATTTGGAAGGAAATCGCACGATGAACATACCATCTGTTGAAAAAATCGTAAATAGGTACATAACCGAGCACGTTGACTATGTGGCAATCGACCACAACCGGGCTTCCATAGCTTGGAAGAGGCTGTCTCCTCACTTTGGAGCCATCCCAATAAACAAGTTGAGTGGAAAGCATGTCTCTGCTTACACCAAAAAGAGAGACGCCAGCGCCGGAACGATCAACCGGGAGTTGGGGGTCTTGAGCGCAGCGCTTCGGTGGGCCAACGCGGAAGGGATAATTGACCGCGTAATTGTTATCAAAAGGTTACCTGAGCCTGAGCCGAGGAAGATGTGGTTGGATAAGGAAGAGTGCCTTCGCTTTCTGGAGGCATCGAAAAGATACCCACACGTCTTTCTTTTTGTGGCTATCGCCCTGCTCACCGGCCAGCGCAAGGAGGCAATCCTGTCCCTTCAATGGCCTCAGGTGATTTGGAAAGAAGGCGTGATCGACTTTCGGGACAAGCATGATCGCAAAAACAGGCGCAAGAACAGAGCGGTGGTGCCGATCTCGCCGGAAATGCACACGCTCCTGTCAGGAATAGAGCGTGATAGTATGTATGTGATCTCCAACAACGGCAGACGCATTCGCGATATGCGTAAGGCGTGGGCGAACATTCTTGAGGATTGCGGTTTAGAGGGCGTGACCCCGCACGTTCTTCGTCACTCGGTTGCGACAAACCTTGTGCGTGATGGGGTTCCAATCATTGAGGTCGCAAAGCTG